ATGAAGATGCCAAAAAATGACCCTGGCTCATACGGTCTTATCGTTTGGGTGCTTATTGCTGCCATGTCAATTTATGGCGGCTTTGTTAAATACATCATCGATACCAGAACGAATAAAACCACATGGAGCTGGGTGGCGGCATTCGCTCAGGTTGCTGTGTCGGGGTTCGCTGGGTTAATCGGCGGACTGATCAGCATCGAATCAGGACTCAGTATTTACTACGTTCTGGTTGTTGCTGGCATGAGCGGAACTATGGGTAGTGTGGCTCTCTCATTCTTCTGGGAGCGGATTACGGGGTTTAAGAATGCAAACAACTAATTTTCGATTTAGCCAGCGAAGCGAGAATAACCTGAAAGGCGTTAACGCTAGCCTGGTGAAAGTGGTGCGCCGCGCTCTGGAGCTATCAACGGTTGATTTCGGCGTTATTGAAGGTGTCCGCACGGTAGAACGGCAAAAGGAGCTGGTGGCCACTGGTAAGAGCCAGACCATGAATAGCCGTCATATCTCCGGCAATGCGGTTGACCTGCTCCCCACAGGTGCCGACTGGAATGATTATAAATGCTGGTTGCCGGTATTAGATGCCATGCACCGCGCTGGTAAAGAGTTGGGTGTTAAGTTGCGTTTCGGTATCACCTGGACTGATAACCCGAATGACAAGCCTGCGAAGTTCTTGGACGCGCCTCACATTGAGATACCAGCATGAAAGAAACCCTATTGAGATTGATAGCCGTTTTACTGGTGATTTCAGTTTTAGTCGGCGGCGGGTACTGGTGGGGTAGTGATAGTAAAGATTCGGAATGGTCTCTCAAGTGGGCTGATCGCGATAAATCAGACCTAACGGCAGAAATAGCCGCCAGAAAGAGCGCCACCGATAAAGAGGCTCAACTTCAGGCTGCCCAGTCAGCCGGATTAAAGGCATACCAACAAGGAGTAGCAGATGCTGAGAACAAAGCAAAAGGCACTATTGCTGCTTACCGTGCTGGCAATATCAGGTTGCAAAAGCGCTTCGAGTGTCTCGCCGCTTCAGTTGGGGATATGCCCGTTACTCCCGCCAGTGGACAGCTCACTGATGCAGCCAGAGACTGCGGATTTTCAGACGCAGATGTCGGGTTTCTTATTTCAATCGCTGAACGAGCCGACAAGCTAGTCGAGAAAGTCACCGCGCTACAAAAGGTCGTCACTGACGACCGGCTAATAATTAACAGCACCCTCTCACAGTAGGAATTCAAAATTGAAATCTAAGATAGTTATTAATTTAATCGACACTGTTTTCCTGTTGCTGCTGGGTTATGGACTATGGCAACCAGAAAGCGGTCTATTAAATATCGCTCAAGCTTATATCTGGCTAATGATGATACTTTCGTGGTTATCCATGCTTATCGTGCTTGGGGTCATTATTGCTATTTATGCTGCTACTGGTGAACGGAAACAAACGCTGGTGGATTTTTTGGGGAGAACATTTAAACCATCAGATAAATCAAAATTTAAAAAGGTAATGGGCTGGATACGGTTCGTTGCTGTTATTTCGTGCATGGCATACATCGGGTGGATCGTTACTTCAATTTTTTTCGCTGCTTCTTCTCTATTGTTTAGGGCTACAAGGTATGCAGCGAGGGAAACCATTAACACTCAAAGAACATAAATATCAGCTGAGGGTTTAATGATGGATAGGATGGATTCAATTGCAGAACAATTGGCGGGTGACAGGCTGAGTCTCCAAAAATCACAGGTAGAAGCCCAGCCAAGCGGAACCATCACAATTGACAAAGAGTTATTTAAACAGCTTCTTCAACTTGCTTTCAATAACCCCAATTTTGCGAGTCAAATCACTAATATCGATGTTGATTTGACTTCCGCATTTGCAAATGAAGTGACGATGAGATTTAAGCCAAGCGACTTTCTTCTTCGTCTTGGTGCCGCACTTCGGGCATGCGGGTAACTCAATTTCCTGATTATCGAGCATCGACATAGATATTCCCTTTTTGGTTGTGTGAGAACTCCCAAGATACCACCGCCGCCTGAGGTGGAGAAGTAACCAGGCTCACAATCGCATGAGCATTACAGGTGGCATTCATTGAGTGCCATCGATAATGCTGGGCGTAAATACTTAGCTGTCGAGCTATAATCTTCCAAACTAACCGGAGGACTTATGGGCTATAACCTGGCTGAGTTATCGCAGGAAGATAAAGATAAGATGGCTGTAGATCAGGCCGCATCAGGTGTTGCATTCAAAGAACGCTACAACATGCCGGTAATCCCCGCTCAAGTGGAAGATCAGCAGCCTGAACACTTACGTGAGTATTTCCGAGATCGGGTTAAGTATTACCGAGAAGTGTCTAAAACTTTGGGCCGGATGGAGTATACCCCGCCAGAGAAAAAGTAATACTTGAGATAGTTTCACCACTAACAACAAGCCACTAGCCTTATAAGCCGGTGGCTTTTCTATTTTGGGATAGATCATGGCAACTCTTAAAGATTTATCCAATCAGTTGCAGTCGATAAAAAAGCAGCTCCCTTTTGCAGCAGCTCAGGCTCTAACCAGCGTTGCCCGCCAGATTGCCGCCGCTCAGAAGGTGGGTATGCAGCGTAATTTGGATAACCCAACCCCTTTTACCGTGAGTTCTGTTGGCTCGTTTGGGGCTCGTAAGGACCGATTACAAGCCAAAGTATTTGTGCGTGATATTGCTGCCAGTTATCTAGAACCGTTCGAGTTCGGCGGTCAGCACAAGCTCAATGGTCAGGCGCTGCTCAACCCTAAAAACATAAAGCTGAATAAGTTCGGCAACTTAGCGCGTAATAAGCTGGCTCAGTTGAAGAGTAAGCCAGATGTATTCATTGGCAAGATTGGCGATACGTCAGGTGTATTCCAGCGTAAGAAAGGCAAGAAGAGCAAAAAGGCTAAGAAGCGTCAGAAGCGCTCTCCTAACGGTGTGCATCGCGCCAGAGAGAAGCAAAGAGCGCCTAAGCTGCTGATTCAGTTTGGTGACGCACTGGCAGTTAAACCCACGCTTGGCTACTTCGACCGGGCGAACGCAATGGCACAAGCTTTAATGCCCGGTGCATTAAGTCTGGCAATCGAGCAGGCACTCAAAACGGCTAAATAGATGAGGTATCACAGTGAATAACAGCACAATTAATAATGCGCAAATGACATGCAAAACAGGTGGCACGGTGCTTCAGGCTACATACTTAAACGCTGCTCAGGAAACGCTACAGCAGCTATTGGCCAGTGAGCTAACGAAACCCCGCAGCTCTATCATTGAGGCTAAACAGGGCAATATGGAGCAGCGAGCTATTGAGTTGGCTCAAGCTGTTGGGAGTGCTTTTACGGCGCTTGATTGCTTACCGGGTAAATTGTCTGATTTACAGTCTCGGGCGATTCGAACTGAAGAATTATCATTGAAGCTGGCTCAGACTGTTGCCACTTTGCTTGACCGTATTACTGGCACTTCATTAGGCGGCGATTTTGCTGACACACGTCCTGTCTCGTCAAACCAAATTGGCCGTACTCATACCGCTGTCAGAAGAACAGAGGGTTATCTCAATGAAGCGCTGCATATGTTAGGCGAGATAGATAAGGTGCTTAATGAACACGTCATGGTTCGAGGCGCTGATACACAGGCAGACGGAACAGTTATGGGTGCGGTTGAGTTCCATAAGATGGTAGGGATAGATGGGGGCATTACCCGCGAAGATGTAGCCCAATTAGATATGAACGCCGCAATTTTAAATCGCACCAGTGGTAGCGCGCGCTACCCAGTGACGTGGGTAATTCGGATGGGGAACGATGACGTACAATTTGCTCGCGTGGTCAACGGAAGCATAGATGAAGACTATGCCCCCGTCGATAACAAGAAGGCCGGTGTTTATGCCGCCGCTATTCTGAATGGTCTTGAACCACCAAGACATCTTCAACCGTCCGATAAACAGACTGATTAAACTCTATCTGCACAATACCGTCAGAGTGGTTAACTTTGAAATAATCCAAGCCACTGAAGGATACACGGGTATCTCGTGGTAGGTGGGCGACTTGGTCCAATAAGGTCCCAAGATCGATTGTATGACTGTAGACGATTGCTTTCGATGGCATGCTTCTCTCAATGCGTAATGGATGGGTTGTGCCAAACAGGATAACCCAGATTGATATCTATCAGGCTGCTGCGATGTCTCATCTATATGACAACCATTATCATCTAGAAAAAAATGGGTCCCTCCTGAGACCTTTGTAATGTACGGGCATTGCGCGCCCCGTTCTGCGTCTAGCTTTCAACTTTTGAAATTTGGGTAACAGGTAACAACTGAGGTAACACATGAACCAGTCAGATTTTGCCAAACTTCACAATGTCAGTCGAAAGACGGTTACGGCGTGGAAGGCGCGTGGGTGGCTGGTTTTAGCGGGTGATGACATTGATGTCGAGGCATCAAATGCCAACATTGAGCGCTTTCGGAAAACTGTTACCCGACCAGAGAAAAAAGTTGCAGGTAACACGCAGGGTAACAAAGTAGGTAACAAGACGGGTAACAGAGCCAAAGGTAACAGACCTGATAAAGATCCGGTGGATTCTCCCGCAGACGTTGTGAAGAAAATGATTGCTGAAAGCGGCGTCGAGATGACAATCGATGAAGCCAGAGAAATGAAAGAAAACTTTCTGGCGCTGCTAACTCGGTTGGAATATGACATTAAATCAGGTCAGGTACTTCCTTACAAAGAGATGATTGAGGCGGTAGGTAGCGAATATTCACGCATGCGTACCCGCCTGATTGCCATCGCTCCCGAACATGGTCCCCGCTTGCGGGTGCTGGCCTCAACCACTAACGATGCGGAGTTTGTTGAAGCACTGCAAGAAGTGGTTTACGAGGCAATGGAGGAGCTAAGTCTTGATAACAATAACAACGGAAAGAGCAGTTGACCCAGCCGCTTGGCAAAACTTCTCCACGGAACTGCATCAACGACGCAAGAACGTAAAGCCACCCGAACCTCTATCATTGAGTGAGTGGGCCAATAAGCATGCGGTATTGTCAAAAGAGACCAGTGCACAGACTGGACGATTTCGCTCTTTTGCTTATCAGGATGGCATTATGGATGCAGTAACTGACCCACTGGTTACTCAGGTGTCCGTCATGAAATCTGCCCGAGTGGGTTACACCAAGATTTTGGATCATGTTATCGGCTATTACCTGGTACATGACCCTTCACCCATTTTAGTTGTGCAGCCCCGTGTTGAAGATGCGGAGGATTACAGTAAGACTGAAATTTCTCCCATGCTCAGGGATACCCCTGTTCTCGCTGAGATATCCGGTGATCCGAAAGCCAAGAGCAGTAACCAGACCATCCTTAAAAAGCAGTTCCTCAACGGTTCTAATTTAACGCTGGTAGGGGCAAACAGTCCTGGTGGCTTCCGTCGTATAACTTGTCGAATCATTGCTTTTGATGAAGTTGATGGGTATCCGATAGCGGGGGCCGGTGTTGATGGTGACCAGATAGCATTGGGCACCAAGCGTTCAGAGACATTCTGGAATAGAAAAATAATATTAGGCTCAACCCCGACGGTTAAAGGAATTAGCCGCATTGAGAAGGCTTATGCTGAAAGTGATCAGCGTAAATATTATGTTCCATGCCCTCACTGTGGTGAATTCCAAACGCTGGAATGGGGTGGGCCAACAACGCCATACGGAATTAAGTGGGATAAAGACTCTGACGGTAATGGATTACCCGATACCGCCTATTATGTTTGCCGCCATAACGGTTGTGTGATCCATCACAACGATAAAGCCGGAATGGTGAAAGCGGGAAGGTGGCAAGCAACTATGCCCTTTAAAGGGCATGCGGGTTTTCATATTTGGGCGGGATACAGTCTCTTTCCTAACGCTGCATGGAAGTATCTGGTTGCCGAGTGGTTGCGGGTAAAAGACGACCCTTTGATGCGGCAGACATTTATTAACCTTGTCTTGGGTGAACCCTATGAAGATCGCGGTGAAAAGGCGCTCAGTGAAAAAAGCCTGGCAGAACGTTGTGAGGTTTATTCCGCTGAAGTCCCTGATGGTGTTGCCGTCGTCACCGCCGGTATCGATACACAAGACGGACGACTTGAGATTGAGGTGGTGGGCTGGGGCCGGAATGAAGAAAGCTGGTCTATCGCTTATGACGTTATTGAAGGGGATTTAGAAACTGACGAACCCTGGCGGCGGCTTGATGCTTACCTGAAGCAGACATGGCGGAGAGCGGACGGGCGAGGTTTTACGATTATGGCTGCCTGTCACGACTCCGGCGGGCATCATACACAGAAAGTGTATGAGTTTTCCAAAGAGCGTATTGGACGGCGGATATGGGCGATAAAAGGCGAGTCGGCAAGAGGTGGTAAGCGTTCACCCATCTGGCCAACAAAGCGACCATCTTCTCGGTCAAAGTCTCAATTCAAGCCCATTATACTGGGTGTTAATGCTGCAAAAGACGCCATTCGTTCCCGTCTTCACATGGAGCAACCGGCGGCGGGAATCCCTTCAGCTGGGTATATGCACTACCCAGTTGAGCGTGATTTACACTATTTTAGCCAATTACTTGCAGAGCGCTCCGTTGTTAAAACGGCGGGCGGGCAACGTTATCGCGTTTGGGAATTATTGCCCGGGCGCGCAAATGAGGCATTAGATTGCCGGGTATACAGCTATGCAGCATTGAAAGGGTTGCTGCATTTTGGATTAAGTCTTAACCAATATGCTGACAGTCTTTTAAGTCATCCTGAAAAATTACTACCTCCTTCGGACGTTACAGAAGACAAGCCCAACTTGCGTTTTCCGGGCGTCATTATTCCAGAGTCACAACCCACTACACCCAAAAGTAGAGCCAGAAGGCTGGCGTAAGGATATCCATGTTCAACGCAAACACTAGCCTACTGGCCGGTGCGATGAGTCGCGCCCAATTAGAAGAGGCATTAAACCGAGCGCAGCAAGCCTATATCGAATTATCGTCCGGCGCGAAGGGCGTTTCGTTCTCCTATGCGCAAGGGGATGGCACCCGATCGGTTACCTATCAGCAAACAGATATTGGGACACTCATGGGGTTAATTCAGCTTCTTCAGGCTCAGCTAGGCATCGTTAAGCGTCCACGCAGGGCGATAAGGTTTCGTTACTGATGAAAAACCCAGTAAGGATTTTAGGTCCTGACGGTAGCCCCTTGCCGCCATCCAAATCAAGGGCATCAATGTTGAGTGGTTCCCGAGGGGTTCCGTATGACGCTGCTGATTCATTCAGTGATTCTATGGCCAATTGGCAGCCGTCCTTGTGGTCACCGGATAACGAAATCAATACCTCCCGCGATCAGGTTGTTGCCCGCGTTCGCGACATGGTACGTAACGATGGTTGGGCATCGGGCAGCGTTACCCGCATTTTGGATAATGCTGTTGGTGCGTCTTTCCGGCCGCTTGCCAAGGTTGATTACCGGACTTTGGCACTGATGACCGGGAACCCTAAATTTGACGCGAAATGGGCTGATGAATATGGACGGGCCATTGAATCAGGCTGGCGAACGTGGGCGAATGATCCGAACCGGTATTGTGATGTGGAAAGGAAGAAAACAGTCGCCCAACTACTACGGCTTGGTTTTCGCCACAAACTGACTGACGGTGATGCGCTCTGCGTTATGCAATATCGACCTGACCGTCTGGGCTATGGGCGTGCGCAGTATGCCACGACCATGCAGATAATTGACCCGGATAGATTAAGCAACCCTCAGCAAAATTTCGACATGCCGAATATTCGTGGTGGGGTAGAGATTGATGAGGATGGGGTGCCTATTGCTTATCATATCCGAAAAGCTCACATGGGCGACTGGTGGAGCGGTAAAGAAACCATGACCTGGGAGCGTATCCCGCGTGAAACTGACTGGGGCCGCCCCATCGTCATCCATGATTTTGATAGTGACCGGGCCTCCCAGCATCGGGGTATCAGTATTTTCACTCCCATCGTACAGCGTCTTAAAATGCTGATTAAGTACGATGAGGTTGAGTTGCAGTCGTCAATCCTGAACTCCATTTTTGCGGCCTTTATCACATCACCTTATGACCCAAGTTTGGTAGCGGACGCCCTTGATACGGGTGAGGAAGTTAACCGATATCAAGACATGCGCCGCGAGTATCACGACGAAAAACGGCTGTCACTACAGGGTGGCGCACGTATTCCGATACTTGCACCCGGTGAGGAAGTGACCTCCCTCAATGCGGTTCGACCCACCAGTAACTTTGTTGCCTTTGAAAGCGCAGCGTTGCGGAACATCGCCGCGTCATTGGGGATTTCTACCCAACAACTGACACAGGACTGGTCAGATGTTAACTACAGCTCAGCCCGTTCCGCCATGCTGGAAGCCTGGAAAACACTGACCCGCCGCCGTGATGATTTTGCGATGGGATTCGCTCAGCCAATATTGTCGTGTTTTATCGAAGAATTGCATGATTTAGGTGAGGTTCCCTTGCCTGATGGCGCACCTGATTTTCTCACAGCGAAAGCGGCATATTGCCGTGCTCAGTGGATGGGTCCCGGTCGTGGTTGGGTTGATCCGGTGGCTGAGAAGAAAGGGGCCATTCTTGGGATGGAGGCGGGGCTATCTACTCTCGAAATGGAAGCCGCTGAAAACGTGGGTGAAGACTGGGAAGAATTGCTGGATCAGCGTCAGCGAGAACGTGAAGCTTACATTGAGCGTGGATTGCCGATCCCTACATGGTTGCAAGCTGAAACCTTTGCACCCGATCAGCCTACAGCCAACCAACAACATAAACCGGAGGCACCGTGAATCTTCCACATTTAGCCCAGCGGCTATTTAACACCCCGCTGGCCCTTCATCCGCACAAGGCTGAAGTCGTTATGGCGGCATTGACTGACCGGTTCGGCCTGACGCGCATTCAGTCTAATGCCGATTGGGATGACGATGACGATACCTTTACGCGCAAAGGGCGTGAGTGTGGTTATGACGTTATCGCTGGTATAGCACGGATACCCATTACGGGGACCTTAGTGCAGAAATTAGGCACCTTGCGACCTTATAGTGGAATGACGGGCTATGACGGCATTCGGGTTAGCTTTCTGACAGCAATGAATGACAGCGAAGTCAAAGCCATTTGCCTTGATATTGACTCGCCGGGTGGAGAAGTTGCTGGGTGTTTTGATTTGGTCGATGAAATTTACGCTGCCCGAGGCACTAAACCTATTTGGGCGATTCTATCCGAGAGTGCTTATTCGGCTGCTTATGCGCTGGCCAGTGCAGCGGATCGAATTATTGTTCCTCGCACCGGCGGCGTTGGTTCTATCGGTGTCATCGTGATGCATGTTGACTGGTCGCAACGCATAAAAAGCGATGGGGTACAGGTCACGATAATCACTTTTGGCAGCAGAAAAGCGGAGTCAAATCCCTACGAAGCATTAAGCGAAGAGGCAAAGAAAGCCATCCAGTCAGACGTTGACGAAATGGGCCGCCTGTTTGTGAGTACCGTTTCCCGCAATCGCGGGATAGCAGAGAGAACTATCAGGGACACCGAAGCGGCATGTTACTTAGCATCTGATGGTGTGCAGCTGGGGCTGGCTGATCAAGTCGCTTCGCCTGATGCCGCATTCCGCGATTTATTAAAACTGGTTGGAGAAAATAATGGGTAAGAAAATTAAAATTCAAGGTTTTGCTCACATGTTTGGATTTGGTGCAAAAGCCGCTGAAGATACCGAAGAGGATAAAGGAAAGGCCAAAAAGGCCAAGGGTCGTCAGGCTGAAGAGGATGAAAAGGACCCTGAAGCTGAAGAGAACGATGACGACAATAACCCTGATGATCAGGATGAAAAAGACCCTAACGCTGAAGACGACAGCGATGATGCTGATGCGGATGAAGGGAGTGACGATGACGGTGATGATGATACCGAAGACCGTAACGTCAAAAAAGGCCGCAGTGCTGAGCGCCAGCGCTGTATGCGTATCTTTGGCAGCAAGCATGCTACCGGGCGCGGTGATTTAGCGGTCTCCCTAGCACTCAATTCTGGCATGAGTTCCGCCGCCGTGATCCGGGTGCTTGCCTCCACTACCGCTACAGCACCGGCATCTTCCAGCGCTCCGCGCAAACGCTCGTTGGATGAACGGATGCAGGCAGTAGGTAATGCTCAACCCGGTCAGGACGCCGTTGCAGCATCAGAAGGTGCATCAATGGTCACTAGAATGACCAGTCTCTATGACTCAGCAAAAGGTAAAAAATAATGGATAACTTCGGCCAAAATGCGTTTCAGCCGGGAATGCGATCATCTTTGTTTGTTCCAGACCAACTGGTTGCCGGGCCATTGCAGTTGGTGACAGATACCGGCGTTATTGCTCAGGTAGATTTCATACACTTACGCGGTACCGTGATGGGTAAAATCAAGGCATCAAGCGAGTACGTCAAGTCTGTTAAGAGCGCCACCGATGGCAGTGAGGTACCTGTAGCCATCCTGGTGGATAACGTAGATACCACAACTGCCGCCCAGCGCGGTGGCGTTTACCTGATGGGGCAGTTTAATCAGAACAGCGTTATTCATGATGCTTCATGGACGCTGGCAGAGTTAAAAACCGGTCTGCGCTCGTATTCAATCTTCCTCGAAGACAGTATCCAGGCACCCGTTTAAAACCTCACTTTCTTACTTTGCACCCAATGCCATTCATCTGGCAGGGGTTTGCTCGTCTTCAATCTTTGCCTGGCGGCCCTGGCTGCCAGCAAATTAAAAGAGATACTACATGAATATTTACGATACCAATGTGCTGGTAGGACTGGTTACCAACCTGAAAACAAGCCAGAACTGGTTACTTGATCGCTTCTTCCCAAATGTGGTGACCTATGAAACCGAAGAGGTTTCCATCGATGTTGATATTGGTAAACGTCGCATGTCTCCTTTTGTTTCCCCGTTAGTTGAAGGAAAGCTGGTAGAGAGCCGCAAATATCAAACCAACACGTTCAAACCGGCTTATATCAAAGACAAACGCGCACCTGATTTGCGTAAACCGATCCGCCGTCAGATGGGGGAGCGCATTGGTGGGGAATATACCGCCGCAGAACGTGAAATGATAAATCTGCAGTTTGAAATGGAAGACCAGATCGACATGCTGAACCGTCGTCTGGAATGGATGGCCGCCAGTGCGCTGACCAAATCTCAGATTACAGTAGTGGGGGATGGGTTCCCGACTACGGTTATTGATTTTGGTCGCTCCAGTGACCTGACAATTACCTTGAGTGGGTCAGATAAATGGCCTTTATCGGTCGCCGCCGGTGCAACCAATACCCAGCCATCAGATGATATTGAAGATTGGCAGACGCTGATGTTGAAAGAGTCAGGTGCGGTGGCCACGGATTTGGTATTTACCACCTCTTCCTGGAAAGCATTCCGGCTGGATACCACCATTAAAGACAATGCCATCACGTTCCCGGCATTGAGTCCGTTTGGTAATCAGGTTGATGCGGGGCCGCGCGTCAATAAAGGCGCGGTTTATAAAGGTCGCTGGGGTAACTTTGATCTGTGGCTATATAACGACTGGTTTATTGACCCGGTTGATGGCATTGAAAAGCCGATGATCCCCAATGGTGCCGTATTGATGTCAGGTGCTGACCTGATGGGCACTCGTGCCTTTGGTGTCATTCTGGACCCTGCATTTAATTATGGGCCTCTGGCTTTTGCACCTAAATCATGGGTTATGCCCGATCCCGCGCAACGTTACCTGTTGATGCAATCTGCTCCGCTGGTCATTCCAAGCCGGGTAAATGCCTCCCTTTGTGCAACGGTGGTGTGATATGGCTAAAACTTCAGGTAAGCAGCAAGCCAGCATTAGCGAACTGGGCGGCTTGCCGCCTGAGTTCGAAGCTGACACTCAGCAGGAACCGCATGTTGTGACGGATAATAACGAAACACAGCCTGACCCGGACGCGTTAAGAGATACATCAACTGGGGATGAGTCTCATAAAACACCTGAAATATCAGACAGCAAGAGTAATAGTTCTGCTGAACCTGATATTCAGGAACAGACCACAGAGAACGAGACGGAGAGTGATGATCCTTCCGACGATAGTGACGAGTTGGAGGTTGTTGTTGTAAAAGGTCAGACTCTGCGCCATAGCGGAAAAACTCATGTGGAGAATAGCCGTTTATTCCTGCTGCATGATGATGCTGAACGGCTGATTAGCCTGGGCGTGGTTGCTGATGTGAAAGCGTTACGGCAGCAGGCGGCTAGCACTATTGGCCCCTCAATCACTGTCGATGATGGTGTGAAGATAAATCGAGGTGGCTGATGGGCATCAACTGGGATCAGCATCTTCTTGCACCCCTACAAGCGGTATTTGGTGACACGGTTGATTACCGGCCTGCTGGTGGTAAGCCAACTTATACCATCAGCGGCATCTTTGATCGGGCCTATACCACCATTGACCCGCTGGATGATGGCAGCACCATTAATACCACCAATCCCGTTTTAGGGGTTAGGGACAGTGAGTTTCGTTCACCACCTAAACAGGGGGACCGGGTATTTATTGGCATCGTCGCTAATGAGCCGGTCAATACCTTGTTTGCTGTAGCTGATGTTCAGCCAGACAGTCACGGCGGCAGTAAACTCATTCTTAATCGGGTGAAACCATGAATACAGCACAAGTCAGGAAATTGGTTGTTGATGCCATCATCGGAAATACTGACGCGGGAAACCGCGTCTACTCCCCGCGTGACTGGCCAACCACTGAGGAGATGTATCCGGTTATCTTGGTGCAAACCCTTATCGAGGAAAAACAGTCATTAGGCCGCAACGCCCCGCAGTTCAACACCATTACCACTGTGCGTATCACTGGTCGGTTGCAGGAGCTTGACGGCGAAAATGAGAATGATGGGGCGAATAAGGCAGAACTGGCGCTCGAACGGTTGCGAGAACAAATTGAGCGGGCGGTGATAAACAGTTATGACCTCACTCGCCAGATACAGCAATTTGCCAAAGTGCGTTCAACCATTGATCTGGACTCGGGTGGTGAAGGCCATCTGGCTCAATTATTGATGGACCTGGATATCGAGTATTACCAGGGGCCGGAAGATTTCTACCCCATCGTGGGTGACCCGCTGCTGGGTATCGATATCACTATAGCCATGCCAGACGGCACCACCGAACCTGTGGTTTCAATAGACCTTTCGGAGTAAATCCCATGCATGTTAAACCCGTAGCCGGTCGCGCTGTACGTGACCCGGTTAAGGGCACCTTTTTGCCTGAATCCGGCTCTGAGGTTCCCGATAATTCATTTTGGCGTCGTCGCTTAAACGACGGTGATGTGGTGCGCGAACAGCCTAAAGAGGCTAAACCTGCGCCAGAAGCAACCAAAGCGGAGAAAACCAAATAATGACTATTCCCTTTACTAATATTCCGAGCAATCTTCGGACACCGCTTTTCTTCGCTGAATTTGATAACTCTCAGGCGAACACGGCAACAACGACCCAGCGCACGCTAATCATCGGTCAGATGCTGGATTCCAGTACGCTGCCTGCTGATGTACCGGTGCTGGTCTCCTCAGTGGCCACCGTGGCGGGGCAGTGTGGTGCAGGCTCCATGCTGCATGGTCAGATGGCAGCATATCTGGCGAATGATACCGCCGGAGAGATCTACATTTTGCCGTTGAGTGATGCCACCGCAATGGTTGCTGCAACAGGTAAAATCACAGTTACTACTCAGGCATCCGCGACCGGTGTTATCTCTTTATATATCGCGGGTATTCGCGTACAGGTTGCAGTCGTGGCAACGGATGAAGTTGCTGCGGTTGCCACTGCTTTAACGGCCGCAATCAATACGACTGCATCTCTACCGGTCACGGCAGCGGCTGTAGGTGCAGTGATCACACTCACCGCCAAAAACAAAGGCGCACACGGTAACACCCTTGATTTACGGCTGAACTATTTGGGTAGCGCCGGTGGCGAAACAACACCAGATAGCCTGGTACTGACATTTACGCCAATGGCTGGCGGCGCGGGCGCGCCTGAACTGGATGATGCCCTGGCTAATTTGCAGGATCGGACCTTTGATTTCATTATCAATCCGTACACGGATACGGCCTCGTTAAATAAAATCAAAGAGTTTCTGTCAGACAGTACCGGTCGCTGGAGCTATGCAGAGCAATTGTACGGCCATAGCTTCGCTGCTCAATCCGGTACTTATGGCCAACTGACAGCCGCAGGCGAATTGCGTAATGATCAGCATGCTTCTCTGTTGGGGGTGAATGGATCGCCAACACCAAGCTATATCTGGTCAGCGGCTTATGTTGGTGCTATTGCGCAAAGTCTGCGTAACGACCCCGGCCGCCCGCTACAAACGTTGGCAATCAGTGGTGTACTGGCTCCCCCGCTGGCCAGTCGCTTTACCCTGACCGAGCGTAATAACCTGCTGCACAGCGGGATCTCTACCGTGACAGTTACCGACGATGGCACGGTACAGGTAGAAAACATCATCACCACCTATCAAAAGAACAAGTATGGCGCGGAAGATGACAGCTATTTGCAGATTGAGACCTTATTCCTGCTGATGTTTGTCACTCGCTACCTACGAACTCAGGTGACATCGAAGTTTGCGCGCATGAAGTTGGCTGCCGATGGTACCCGCTTTGCCCCAGGCTCAGCCATCATCACGCCGAATATTATTCGTGCCGAGCTGATTGCTCAGTATCAGACACTGGAATTTAATGGCTATGTGCAGGATGCCAAAGGGTTTGCCAAGGGATTGATTGTCGAAAAGAGCGCCAGCAACCCTAACCGAGTTGATGTGCTGTGGACGGGAGTCCTGATCAATCAGTTGCGTATCTTCGCCGTTCTTAACCAATTCCGCCTTCAGGCATCCGCATAAGGACTTATTATCATGGGTGATACATCCAATCGCCTCGCGGGGACAGCTTATGTCACCGTTGATGGCCTGACTATCATGGTTGCGGGGCAATTCAAATACAGCCCCTCAAAATACAAGCGTGAAACCCTGACGGGAATGGATGGGGTGCACGGTTATAAAGAAACCTTTAATGCACCGTTTATTTCCTGCCAAATCCGTGACAGCGGCGGTACGTCGATCAGCAATTTTAACGATCAGACCAACGTCAATATTGTCTGTGAACTGGCCAATGGTAAAACGATTATCGGCAGTGGTATGTGGTCGGTAAATACCCAAGAAGTGGATAGCACTGAAGCGACTGCTGATATTCGCTGGGAAGGGGGTTCTGTATCGGTGACGGAGAACTAAGATGTCTGAATTAGAACGCACTAAAACAATCACTTTGGTTAAGCCTATTTCTCATGAAGCCACTAAAACTACCTATGAGTTTATCGAACTGAGTGAACCGATATTGATTCAGGTTCAGCAGTTTTATGACGAGCAAGCCAAATCAGGGGCACTCAGTGCGATGGGGCTGCTCATTTCTTTGGTGTCTAATGTGCCGCGTGAAGCCATCAAAAAAATGGCTTTCACCGACTACAAAGCCTGTGAGGTCTACATGATGAGTTTTTTAGCCTACTCCCCCCAGACGGAGAATGGGGTAACGAACTAGCGGATGTGACTTATTACTATGGGTGGGGGCCAGCAGATGCCTGGTCCCTGACCTATAGCCGATTGCAGTGGTGGTATCAGCAGGCGGTCAGAATTAACAAGGTGAAGGCGGGGAAAAATGGGTAATGCATTTGATTTTGAACTGACCGCGACAGATCAGGCGTCAGCCTCCATTCAGCGTATCGAAGAGGCCGTTAAAAATCTCATTCCTGATCTGGATAAAACCCGTGATGGACTTAAATTAGGGGGGCAAGAATCGGTTGAGGGTATTGATGACCTCAATGCTCGTCTAAAGGGAATGGGGCAGTTTGCGCGTGAAGGTGTGCAGTTTGTCGGTGACATGGTACCCCCGCTAAAAATGGTTGGTGAGATTGGCAGCAAGGTACTCAGGTTTGGTGCGCTTGGCGCTGTTGGTTATATCGGCGTCAAAGCTGCTCAGGGGTTAAGTGCGGCTGCTGATTCAGCCTATTCGCTTGATGTGGCGGCCAAAAATGCCGGTATGTCAGTTGATAATTTTAGCCGTGTTAGTGGTGCAATGCAGATTTTGGGGGTAGATAGCGACTCCGCCCGTCAATCTGTTGAGGGTCTGTACAAGACGTTTAATGACCCTTTATGGGCACGCAATGACACGACACAAGCGTTGCTTGCTCAAAATGGGATTGTCATCGAGCGCCTCAAAGATGGCACGGCAGATGTTTATAAAACACTGGATAATGTTGCCAAGATATTCCCTAAACTTTCCCCACAAACTCAAAAGACTTTGGCTGATGCTTTAGGGTTTGATGCTCCTATGTTGGTCTTAATGCGGGAAGGTGTCAGGTACAAAGAATTACTGGCTAAATCGGATAGTTTTGGCTTAACGGTTGACCCCAAAATTAATGCGCAACTGGTTGAGTTGAATGCTCAGTTAAAGGAGGCCAGCGCCGCGCTTGATGGGTTGATGACCAAAGGAAAAATATGGGCAGCCCAAAAACTTTTACCTGATGAAAATATGGTCAAGGGAAGTGCTGCAACTCAGCTTCATGATATGAAGATGCGGGAGAACGATGATGAAAACTCGTTTGCACACGGTGATAAACAGAAAGACATTCTTCATCGGGCGCGAGTAGACGATAAATTCAAAGAGACATTATCGTTTAAAGAGAAAGCCTATTTAACGTTTGGATATCCAGATAAGGATTTTACCCAAAAATTAAATGATCAGTACGGTGCGGATTGGGAAGCGCAGGAAAAGAAACGGCTTGAGATAGAAAAGCAAAAAAACGTCGCTCCCGTTAAATCACCCTACCTACTCCCTGGCGAAGATCAGCAGCAAGTGAGACTAAAACAGTTAGAGTCACAGTATAACCTCCCTTCAACCTTGCTTGATCGGGTCTACCTGAATGAATCTAACCGAGGTAAAAATCTACTATCACCCAAAGGTGCTGAGGGGCCATTCCAATTTATGCCAGCGACAGGCAGAGACTACGGATTAAATACGCGGGAAGACCGCATGGACTTTAATAAGTCCAGTGAGGCTGCGGCTAAGTATTTGGCCGACCTACTCAAAGATTTTGATGGTAATGTGAATCAAGCCGTTGCGTCCTATAACTGGGGGCAGGGGAATGTCAAAAAGCATGGGTTGGGAAAGGCCCCTGCTGAAACGCGTAACTATCTCCAGAAGATTATGCCGGGGTTACCCGCTATTCATCCCCAGCCAGGCGAGTTAAATACCGGCACCTCTGATATCAACGCGCTACCGCCAACATCCATAAATGCATCCCAGCAAAGTGGGAGAGACAATAATGATATCACCCAAGGTATTGGTGGAGATAAGTCAGAAATTGAAATTACGCTGATCACTGATAAAACAGGGGAGCGTCAGAAAATAACTGCGCCAAAGGGGGCAAAAATATCAACATCAATGAGTTACCCGGCGTAATAAAGTACAACCATCAACCTCGCTTCTGGCGGGGTTTTTTATTTTCAGGGGGCGTAAATGTCACTGATCAGCAATGCACTTTCTGATTTATTAGGTACTGGTGGTGATAGTTGGCAATGGTCTGAACACCTGCATCCCGCCTCTTTCCGTGGTGTTCCTTTTGCTGTATTAACTGCTGAGGGTGTTTTTGGCCGGCGCCAGGCCATTCATGAATATCCTTATCGAGATACTGCATGGATTGAAGACTTGGGACGAGCAACTCGCCGCCTGACTATCCGTGGTTTTCTTATTCAGAGTAGTGGCCTTTATAACGCGCCTGACGTCATGACCCAGCGTGATTCACTGATTGCTGCCTGTGAAATGCCGGATGCGGGAACATTAGTACACCCAACGCTGGGTGAAATGACGGTCAGTATTCCTGAAAGTGGTCTTCGTCTGAATGAAGGGGCTGAGTCAGGGCGTGTTTTTGAATTTACGTTGACCATCATTGAGTCTGGTTTACGGGTGTTCTCTATTACCAGTTCAGCAGATGCGGTTTCGTCGATTCAGTCTTCATGGTTTGGTCTGGCCACCAAGTCCGTCGCGACCTTTATTGCTACGGTCAAAGGTGAGATCCGTTCCGTCACTCAAACTATCAGAACACTAAAAAGTACCGCCGCATTCTGGGTAAACATGGTGAATTCAACCACCAGTGAGGCGACAAATCTTGGCAATGTGCTCCGCTCAACGCTAGGTCGGGATCGCTATGGTCGTTTTAATCACGGTACTGTTGGGGGGAGCGTATCAGGGGCCACAGCATCCGTAAGCACGCAGAGTGACACGACGAACCTGTCCGCGCTGGTGGCTCAACGAATGGCTGTTTCAGTTGAGGGGCGGACCTCACTTGTTGCTGCTAGCGATGCATTGAAAGAGGCTGCGACGGTAGAGGAACATGCCAACGCAGTTCTTGCTGTCGTGAATGCCATCTTGGACAGCGGAGCCAGCACCCTTGATTTAATCCGCATGATGCAAGAATTAACGGAAATTGATGACAACACTTTTCGACCCAACCCCAGTGACAGCAATACCGCATCCGCCAGCTACCAACTCATTATTGTGTTGTGTGCCGGTGCGATGGTGTTTTCTGCTTCGCAATATCAACCTGAAAGCTACGACGATGCGGTCGATATATTGACGCGGGTCTGTGATGTTGTAGACCGCGCGGCGCTTTCTGCGGCTGACAGGGGTAATGACGAGGTATACCAGGCACTAAACGACTTACGCGGTTCAATCGTCACGCTGTTACAGCAGACCGGCGCGAACCTGTCTCGTGTTGAGACCGTCAATTTTAACCGATCATTACCCGCGCTTAATCTTGCTAATCGGCTATATCAGGATGCACGACGGGGTGACGCGCTGGTGAAAATGGCTAATCCCATTCACCCGGCATTTATGCCAGTCCGATTTAAGGCGCTGAACTCATGAGTGATGATCTGACGCTACGCATTGGCAATAAGCTGATTTCCGGTTGGGATAATATACGGGTCACTCGCAGCATAGAAAGGTTACCCAGCGATTTCAGTCTGTCATTGATGGACCTTTATCCGGGGAGTAACAATCAACAGTGGGTTAACCCTGGAGACGCTTGTGTCGTTAATTTGGGTGATGATGTTGTTCTGACAGGCTACATAGACCGTTGGGCACCGATGATCAGTCGTAATCGCCGCGAAGTGAGGGCAACTGGACGGAGTAAGTGCCAGGACTTGGTTGATTGCTCCGCAGAGTGGCCAAACAATGTGATCAGCCAATCGACAGCGCTACAGATAGCCCAACGGTTAGCGATGCCCTACGACATTACGGTGTCCAGTGATGTTACCGACCTCGATATTGTTCCCCAATTTACATTGAACTGGGGGGAGTCCTCTCAGGAAATTATTGACCGCATCACTCGCTGGGCGGCATTGCTGTATTACGATCTACCCGATGGCAGTTTATATCTAACTCGGGTGGGGACGCGAAAAGCAGCCAGTGGGGTAGCGCAGGGTATCAATATCGAAGACGCTGCGTATAACTCAGGAATGGATCAACGATTTTCTGACTACATCGGTGTATCGATGTCTGTTAGCCAACTTCAGGAGCAGGTACAGGACGCCGGATATGGCGCGGTGACGTTAGCCAGAAGTCGCGATCCTGAAGCGGCCAAAATGCGTTATCGCAACCGCATTATCATTGTCGAAAGCACGATGAAAGCGCTAAAACTGGCCCAGCAGTGCATCGACTGGGAAATGAACCGCCGCTATGGGCGCTCTAAAGAGCTGCTGGTAACGGTCGATAGCTGGCGCGATAAAGACGGGAAGTTATGGGAACCCAACACCCTGATCCCGATTGATTTGCCTATTTTCGGCTTAAAGGATGAACTCTGGCTGTTATCAGAGGTGACCTATCTCAAAGACGATCACGGCACCTCAGCTCAAATGGTGCTTATGCCGCCTGAAGCCTTTACCGTTCAGCCTTATCAGTTCTATTCAAATCTTATGGAGTTGAACCCACGATGAGCGAATCAGGGCAGTTATCCAAATTATACCGGCAAATAAAAATGATGATTGGGGTGGGGCGGGTGACGGGCAGCAATGATGGCGGCACCGTTCAAACTGTTCAATACCAAACACCGCTTGAAGTGCGTGATGATACCCCAAGACTGGCTGAATTCGGTTTTTCATCGGGACTTCCCGCCAATACTGATGTGGTTATTGGGTTTTTAGGTGGTGACCGATCAAGCGCAGTTATTATTGGCTCAAATCATCAGTCTTTTCGCCACACCGGACTCAATATGGGTGAAACGGTGATCTATTCGCAGTGGGGGCAATACGTCAAGTTAACTGAAACAGGGATTATTATTGAAGCCAATGGCCAGCCGGTCACGGTCAATAATGCCACGGAGGTGACGATTAATGCTTCGGAAAAAGTGAGGCTAAATACCCCACTACTGGAAGTCAGCGGCGATATTGTCGATAACGCGGACAGCAATAGCACCACACTGAAAACCCTGCGCGAAGCCTATAACACCCACAATCACCAACTTAAAAATGTTCAGGGTGGCAGCTCGACATTAACCAGTGAAGTGACGGGCAAGGTGGTTGAATGACAACAGATATTAAAACAGTCTGGGAGCCGGACACGCTGCTGGGCGATTGGCAAACCGGCGGCGGTGGGTTGCTGGATGGTGATGATTTAGAGACTGCCATTTTAATTAGCCTATTCACGGACCGATTGGCCCGTTCTGATGATGCTATTGACGGCGACGATCGGCGCGGGTGGTGGGGTGATACCGGATCAGAGTATCCGATAGGCTCCCGTTTGTGGTTGCTTCGCCGCGAAAAACTCACGACTAAAGTCGCGTTAAAGGCTGAGGACTACGCCAATGAAGCTTTGGCCTGGCTGGTTGATGATGGCGTGGTGACCGCAATAAGTACCAATGCTCAGATAGTGTTCCCCAACCGAATCAATCTCATTATCAACCATCAACAACCGGCTAAAGCACAGGCTTCAGTTAAATTCTCATGGGTATGGGAGACCTAATACATGCCATTTAATCGCCCCACATTAAGCGAACTGCGCCAGCGCAACCTGTCTTATATTCAATCAGAACTCAAGACGGGCGGTAATTTATTGCGCTTCTCCAATGTCGGTGTGATCAGTGATGCTGATGCCGGAATGGCGCATTTACATTATGGTTATCTGGATTATATCGCGCTGCAATCCACGCCTTATAATGCCACTGACGAATATCTTGCCGCGTGGGCCGCGTTGAAAGATGTTTTCCGCAAACCCGCCAACCCTGCAACTTCTCCTACAGTCGAGTTTAGTGGGACCGTAGGCCGTGTCATTCCCGCCGGTAGCCTTTTAAACAGGGCTGATGGTTATCAATACAGTCTCGACCATGAGTTAAGTCTGGGGGCTGGTGGTACTGCCACCGGTTCAATCACTGCTGTACTCCCCAGTGTATTGGATGACACTACGGGTGGAGGTATCGCGGGGAATGCGGATGCCGGAACGTCTCTTACACTCGACGTTGCAATTGATGGTGTCCTGTCAGTAGCCACAGCAACAGTTAAGATATCTGGCGGCGCTGATATTGAATCAGAAGATGCTTTTCGTTCTCGTATGTTGCTGGCCTATCAAAATACCCCTCAAGGTGGCAACGATACCGATTATCGAAATTGGGCGTTGGCCGTACCTGGTGTGACTCGTTGTTGGGTGAAGCGTCGCTTACAGGGGGTAGGTACGGTTGGCATTTATATCATGTGCGATGGAAATGATTCAGGTGGTTTTCCGATTGGGACTGATGGCGTCTCTCAGCTTGAAGAATGGGGCGCGATTAAAGCGACCGGCGATCAGGGGCGAGTTGCAGATCATATCTATCCCTTACAGCCTATTATCGCCATAATTTATGTCTGCGCACCGGTAGCAGCGCCCGTGAATTTTGTTATCAGTGGCATTCCTACGGCATCCAGTGAAACTACCGCAGCAATAAATACGGCTATTGATGAGGTGTTTTTTACTGATGGTGAGCCAGGTGGGAAAATTCTGCTGTCGTCGCTGCTTATTGCCATCGGTGATATTGCTGGAACCAGTGGTTTTATTCTTGATTCTCCAACGACAAATATTCAGCTTGAAACCGGAAAATTACCTGTCCGGGGTACGGTGACCTACTTATGAGTCGTTATTCTGTGAATGAATATACCGCAGCTCTTCAAGCACTGATGCCGAGCGGTCTAGTTTGGCCCCGACAACTTAATGGGGTTCAAACCAGTACCTTGCGGGCACTAGCAAGATCCTATCAGCGCAGTGATGAAGATGCCCGCGATCTGCTTGATGCGGCTTTTCCATCAACAGCAACGGCAATGCTGCCTGAATGGGAAGCGACGCTCGGATTACCTGATTTATGCGCGATAGGTGAGATTGACAGCATTATCCAGCGGCAGCGGGCCGTAGTCTCCAAACTGTTTGGCATTGGTGGTCAGTCTGTTGCTTATTTTATCCGTGTTGCTGAGGCATTAGGTTACACCATCTCAATAACCCAATACAGGCAGGCATGTGCTGGGATGTCGGTTTGTGGTGATGCCTTGAATGGCGATGAATGGCCTTTTACCTGGTTGATTACCGCACCCGAAACTACCATCAATTATGCTCAGTGTGGTTTAACGTATTGTGGTGATCCGCTGCGTTCGTGGGGAAATAAGCAACTTGAATGCCGATTAACAGTTTTAAATCCATCTCATACCATTCTTAAATTTGGCTACGTTAGTTAGTTAATAACCCTTTAATTATTTTTAAGCGCTTCATTGGCGAGGATTACCTATGCAAAAAATTGGCAATATCCCTAACACGCGCGCCGACAATAATGGCGAGTTTACTGATGGCAATGTTGCTGGTGGCGTACCACCGACGATATTGCCAGCAGAGTGGTTTAATACCATTCAGCGTGAATTGATTAGCATACTGAGTGCTGCAGGTATCACACCAGACAGCAATAAATTCGATCAGGTATCAAAGGCTGTATCTAAATTAATTACTGATGGCGGTTTTTTAAAGACAGTTAACAACTTATCTGAGATTAAAACTGCTGGCGCGGCGGCTGTTGCGTCTACTCTCGAAAACCTTGGTTTGACGGGGATAGGCATTGGGTTGCCTAACATGTCCGATATTGCCAATTTCGATTGGCAAAACTTTGTATTCACGGCAGGTGCTAATTACGTCACTACCTATAACACATGGGTAAATCCTCCGGCAGGAATAACCTATAACGCAGGCACCCGCGTAAGCATTCGAGTGATTTATATTTCTAATATCGCTGCTGGGCCTAGAATGGGATTAGAAATAACGCCAGATACCAGCTCAGCAGCTAACTTTAAAGTTTATAAATTGTTATGTGTAGGAGCGGCCGGTTCAAGAGTGTTTACTTTTAATCAGGATTGGAACTCAGCAAACCCAGTCCCAATTTCTGGCGGCGGGACCGGCGCAACTGCTGCCGCTGGTGCCCTTGCAAACCTTGGCGGCATTGGTTTATCGCAATTAACCGGCATTGTTGGCACATCACGCAATGCAAAAATGAGCATTCCGTCAGCATCAGCAACGGCAACTTTCACTGCGGATGAATTAATCGTGCAAACCGCTTTAGGAGGATTGCAGTACAAAATTAGTGGTTTTAGCAAGACAGTCAACCTTGCTACTACTGGCGCGGGCGGCATGGATACCGGCACCGTTCCAGCAACGGGCTATGTTGCTCTATATGCGATCTACAATCCAGCATCTGGCGCTACTGCACTGCTTGCGGTGAATGCAACGTCAGCACCCGCACCAGAGGTTTATGGTGGTGCGAACATGCCAGCGGGTTATACCGCGTCAGCATTAGTCAGCGTGTGGGGGACTTCATCAGGTCAGTTTGTCGTGGGGCATCAGATTGGTCGGCATGTTGGCATCATCAGCAATCAACTTTATAGCACGGCGGGATCCGTGCTGAGTTACTCTGGCATTTCTCTAGCTACCGCTGTTCCCCCAAACGGCAAAAAAGCCAACATGCAAATCGTTGCATCACAAACCACACCAAACTCAGTTATTCAACTTTATTTAGCATCAACAGCCGAAGGGGTTGGGGCTATCTACGTGAATACATCGGCTAATTCGAGTGGCGCAACCACAACATCAACTAACAGTGGTTATGCGGTGCTGGATATTATCGGCGTACAAACGCTCTACTTCAAGATGGCAAATACAGTTGTAGGCACGTATACATTTATTTGTGGGGGTTACGAGATATGACAATCATCGTGCAGTTTTCTGATAAAAAAGAGGCCGTAATAATTAGCTGGTTCAGTGCTATGCCGCCATTCCCTGAGCAGTTTCCAAACATTGGCGAAGTAGAGTCCAGCGACCCACGATGGAAAGTTTTTTATGACATGATGAGCCAATATGCTCCAGGAATGCCAGAGCCGACAAGTCCGACAGTGATAATTACCGAAGATCCGAAATGATAATTGGATTAGGCAGGGATGCCTATGAGGTGGGGGTAGGGTGGGGCAAAAATGGGGCAAAAAATTGCCGCAAGATAGCTCATTATCACTAAGTGCATTGAGTTCGCTTGCGGCAAGGCTTTGTTTTACTCACATCAACTCAGAATAACCCTTTAAATCTCCCTTCATTTCACCATATTACGATGTTAAGATTTGGCAATCAAGACGCTTAGATGTTTAAACGGCTAAATGACAAAATTGGCTAAGCATAGATAAAATTGTGCTAATGATTTTTTTGCGCTAACAAATGTCGTCATGCCGATTGCAGTGGCAACATGCCATAGCACATCAACACCACAACAGGGATATGCAATGACAGAAAATGTACAACTCGGCGCGCTGCTAGCCGCCTGCCACTGGATTGGCGAGAAGGGCTGGTGCCCAGCGACCGGCGGCAATATGTCCCTGCGACTAGATTCCGCTCAATGTTTGGTTACGGAGTCGGGCAAAGATAAAGGGAGTTTGATTGCGGATGATTTTTTGCTGGTGGAGACGGCCAATAACCATGTTCCCAGCGGGCGCACCCCGTCAGCGGAAACTGGTCTGCATACCCTGCTTTATCGGCTGTACCCTGAAATTAATGCGGTATTACATACTCACTCGGTGAATGCTACGGTACTATCGCGCGTCGCGCGTAGCAATGAGTTGGTATTGCACGGCTACGAGATGCAGAAATCCTTCTCGGGGCAACGCAGTCATCTGGATAGCGTGGTGATCCCCATCTTCGATAATGATCAGGATATCCCGGCCTTGGCACAGCGAGTTGCCGCGCTGGCTGATAATCATCTATTACGTTATGGTTTTTTGGTCCGTGGGCATGGTTTGTATTGTTGGGGAAATAGTGTGTCTGAAGCCCGCCGTCATTTGGAAGGGCTGGAGTTCCTGTTCCAGTGTGAACTGCAACGCCGTCTGTTGGACGCTAATTTTAAACTGGGGGCAAAATGA